GTATTGCCAAAGGCGACGAACCAAAGGCAGGAAAACAAACTGCAACATTTGGAACTCAAGAAACAATCTCTGGTGGAGATGGTTCGGGCGGTTGGCAAGCATCATCAGGTCGCTGGCCTGCCAACGTCATCTTTGGTCATGATGAGGATTGTGAACAAGTAGGAACAGTTGAAGAAAGCCTTACGATCAACAAAGTTCGCTGGCCTGCCAACGTCATCTTTGGTCGTGATGAGGATTGTGAACAGGTACAACTTGACTACACATCATCGCCGTCAACAACAAACGTTCCAATATGGAAATGTACGTCAGGTTGTGCCGTTGCTGAACTTGACGCGCAGAGCGGTTTGAGTAAAGGCGGCGGAGCCTCGCGCTTCTTCTACTGCGCCAAGGCGAGCAAGTCCGAGAAGAACGCAGGGCTTGATCATTTGGATGAAGTCACCAAGGGAAGCAACTTTGGCAATGACGGCGCACGGCCACATACTTCGCCGGATTACAAATACGAAGCCACCACACGCAATACGCACCCAACCGTCAAGCCGGTAGCTCTTATGCGTTATCTTGTCCGACTTGTCACACCCCCAGGGGGCGTCGTGTTCGACCCGTTCTTGGGTTCTGGGACAACTGCGGTGGCCGCCATCCTGGAGGGCTTTGACTGGAAGGGTTGCGAAATGACCGAGGAATATTGGCCAATTATTTCAGCAAGAGTTGATTGGGCTAAAAAACAATCGCCGGAAGCCCAAGAGTTTAAATTGTTTGGGACTCCATGAAGCGTACGTCAATCCGTCGAGTTTCTCGAAAACGGTGGGCGCAAATCCCAAAGCGCCAGGAACTTCGTCAGATTCAACTTGTCGGCGCTCCCGACTGTCAAGCCAATATTGAAGGCGTCTGTCAGATCCACGCAACCGACGTTCACGAACTGATCAACCGCTCACAGATGAGGAACTCGTGGCTGACGCCGGAACTGTTCGTCTCACTCTGCCGACCCTGTCACTCCTGGGCCACCACGCACCCTCTCTGGGCGAAGAAGCACGGCTTCACGCTTTCATCGTGGCAGTATGCGCCGTTGACCATAGAGAAGGCTCGACGCATCAGAGGCAAGTGCCGAGACAAAACCTGCACCAAAGATCACATGGAGCTGCTTTCAGGTGATTAGCAACCCCGACAAGATCCTGGTGATGCATGAAGCCGAGATTGTTCTTGACGCCTACAACGCCGGTCTGCAATCGCTCAACGGGTGCCTGGCCATCTTGAACGAGTCAATGCACCCGCTGGGCTTTGAGGTGTTTGGAGAGATCAAAGAAGGCATGGATCACTTAGGTCACGCGTACAGCCTGCTTCTGTCATTCTTGGGAAATGAAGAAACTACAAAACCTTGACGTTCAGCGCGTTGGCGTTGATCAACTGCACTTCCACCCATCGAACGCCAGACAGGGCGACGTTGGGGCAATCATCCAATCTCTGGAAGCACACGGACAGTTCAGGCCCTTAGTCGTTCAAGAATCGACAATGACCGTTCTTGCGGGTAACCACACGCTTCAAGCGGCCAAGATCCTTGGTTGGCATGAGATCGACGTCACTCTGATTGACGTAGACGACGAGCAAGCGTTGAGAATCCTCTTGGTCGACAACCGCAGCTCAGACCTAGCGACATACAATCAATCCCACCTAACCGACCTGCTCGAATCCCTGGTGCGAAGTGACTTTGGATTACAGGGAACAGGCTTTGAGGGCGACGACCTTGACGACCTGGTGACTGAGTTCGAACCAGAGCCGATGCCACTTGAGGAAAAAGAACCAAAGACGCAGGCCTGTCCAAACTGCCACTACACCTGGCAAGTGACGAAAGACGGTGAAGTCGTCGAAGTCAACTGATACCATCAGAAAGACTATGACCGATAGAAAACTTCCTGCCCAGCACGCCACTACAGGAAAGTTCTTACGAACACCAGACCAGATAGCCAAAGACCGCAAAGCCGCTGATATGAGATCTCTGGGTTACACATACCAACTGATAGCCAACGAGTTTGGTTGTTCAGTCAGCACCGCTCACGGAATGGTCTCAAGAGCCGTCGACGAACTCCCAACCGAAGGAGCCGCCGAGGTCAGGAAGATTGAACTAGAGAAAATCGACAACGCAGAGCGATATCTGAACAGCGTGATCGCCAAGCCACCGCCAAAGATCTCAGCCGCCGGCAAGATCGTCAAAGACGACGAAGGCAACGTGGTGCTCGACGAGGGTGCACGAATGGACGCCGTTGACAAGATCCTGAAAGCCCTGGCCGCTCGCGCTCGACTGCTCGGTCTCAACGCTCCGACCAAGATCCAGGAAGAAATCCTGATTCACCAAGTAGACCCAGACAGAGAGCGTCGAATCCTTGAAGCATTAGAGGAAGCTTTGAATGCCAAGCGTCGCGCCACTTGACCTGATAGCCGCAGAGCGTCTTGATTGGCTGAAGCAACTGGCCAGGCGTGAGCAGTTAGAACCTGAAGGCGACTGGACAACCTGGCTCTATCTCGCAGGTCGAGGAGCAGGCAAGACAAGGAGTTGCGCCGAATGGTTAGCGGCCAAAGCCGTATTCCAGCCGAACACTCGGTGTGCCGTCATCGCTCGAACTTACGCCGACGCCCGAGACACGTGCGCTGAGGGTGAGTCAGGAATCTTGAACGTCTTGCGCCGGTACCAAATGCTTGAGAACTACAACCGCTCCATCGGTGAGATCATTCTGACCAACAAGAGCAGGATCAAACTCTTCAGTGCTGAAGAACCAGACCGACTGAGAGGTCCACAACATGAGTTCATATGGTGTGACGAGTTGGCGGCCTGGCAGTACGAAGACACTTGGGATCAGGCTCAGTTCGGTCTGCGTCTCGGAGACAATCCCCAGGTCGCTATTGCCACGACACCGAGGCCGACGCAACTGCTCAAGCGCATCATGGAGCAACCCACGACGGTGATCACCAGGGGAACGACTTATGACAACCTCTCAAACCTCGCGCCGACGATGGCCAATAGCATTTTGAACCGCTACGAAGGCACCAGGCTAGGCCGTCAAGAACTCATGGGCGAGATGATTTGGGAGGTCGAGGGCGCATTGTGGACAGCCGACTTGCTTGACCAGCATCGAGTCTCACCGGAAATGCTCAAACCCGAAGTACAGCCGCTCGCGCCACTTGGCAATGGTCTTTCAGGATTGGAACTGACCAGCGACCAGTTGAGAGCACAGATTGAGTTGGTCAGAATTGTGGTGGCCATTGACCCGGCCGTGACCACCGGAGAGAACAGCGACGAGACCGGCATTATGGTCGTCGGGAAAGGATCTGACGGTCACGGTTACGTCTTAGATGACCGCAGTTGTCGAGAGTCGCCGCTTCAATGGGCGCACCGAGCAGTCCAGGCCTGGCACGACTGGGGTAAGATCGGCCCTATTGTCGCCGAGGCCAACCAAGGCGGAGACCTGATTGAGACAACCCTGCGCGCCGTTGACCCTCACATACCTTTCAAGAAGATCCACGCCAAGGTCGGCAAACGGCTTCGTGCCGAGCCGGTGTCGGCTCTTTATGAACAAGGCAGAGTTCACCACGTCGGGACATTCCCACTGCTCGAAGATCAAATGACTGGCTGGTTGCCGGACAGTGGCGTCTCACCTGACCGACTCGACGCGTTGGTTCACGGCATTGTCGAACTTGACTTAGCACGAGGATCGTCAGCTGACAGGTGGTTCGCAGAAATAGCACCAGCGTGTACCGTATGTTCACACCCTATGAACCCATCAGAGGCGACTTGCAGAAACTGCAATGCGCAAAGGAAGGCACCATGAGCGACATCCAAGCCACGATCTCAGCCGACGCACAAAAGGCAATCGACTCCATCGCCAACGCCAAAAGACTTGTCGCTGACGCTCAAGCCGTCGTGAAGCACCCGAACACCTGGGTCGCCAACCTGACCAGTGCCGCTACCGCCGTTGTCGCCATCATCGTGATCTTCCACCCAGGCTTCAAGGAACCAGCCGCAGTCCAAGCCGCCATCGGTTCGGCATCGGTCATCGCCGCAGCTGCTTCCCAAGTAGTTCACTTCGCCACTCGACGCCAAGCCCAGACCGCTGTGGCAGTTGCCAAGATCACCAAGTAGTCCCCAGTGGCAATCTGGAATCGCAAGCCAAAAACGTCTGACGCAGACCTGGCGAAACTCATCGCCGAAGAGGTCTCCAAGGCCATCAACAATCCGTACGCCGCCGCCGGTGGTGCAGTGGTTCCGTCAATGCCAGGTATGCCCTCGGGCTACGCAGGCGGAGGTGGCCAGGGATTACTTCAGACCCCAGGCGCGCCGGCCATGCCGCTTCCCCGACCTGCAGACTCTTTTGGATCTCAGTTGGGGCCAGCGATGCCCTACCTCCCAGCACCGCTCGATCCGGTCTTTGACGACTCAGGCCGTGCGCTCCCAAGAAAGTACGAGTACGAAGTTGCCTGGAACCTCAACCTGACTCAGCAGGTCACGCCCTGGGCCATCTTGAAGGGGCTGGCCGAGCAGTGTGACATTGTGCACCGATGCATCGAAGTCCGAACCGCCGAGATGATCGGGCTTGAGTACGAGATTACGGTCAGCGACCAGGCCATCTCACAGATCATGAAAGAACAAAATTGTGGGCACGCCAAGGCAAATCAGATAGCGCGTGACCAATACGGCGACGAGATTGCCAGACTCAAACAGTTCTGGGAAGCGCCCTACGTTCACCCTGATCGAGGCTTTGCCGAATGGTTGACTGAAGCACTTTGGAATCACTTTGTCTATGACGCCATGCCAATCTACCCTCGTTACAATCTTGGCCGTGAGGTCATCGGCTTTGACATCATTGACGGTGCCACGATCAAACCTCTGCTCGACAACCGAGGTGACATTCCTCACGCGCCATCGCCAGCCTTCCAGCAAGTTCTGTGGGGATTCCCTCGCGGCGAGTACCAGGCCAGCAAAGACAGTGACGGTGACTTCTTCACAGGCCAAGGCCCAGACGGGGAATACATCAGAGACCAACTGGCCTACTTCGTCAAGAACCGACGCACCTGGTCGCCCTACGGTTATTCCTCAGTCGAGATGTCAATACCAATGGCCACGCTTTACCTGGAACGTCAACAGTGGCTGAGAGCCGAATACACCGAAGGCACGATGCCAACCACGTTCATGAAGACTGACTCGGAGGAGTTAGATCACTTGAAACTGGCCTCACTCGAACGCGTCTTGAACGACACCTTGACCGGTCAGACCGCCGAGCGCCACCGCATCAAGATGTTGCCCAAGTCCTTTGACCCAGTGTTCGCACCGACGATTGACGAACGATACAAAGACACCTACGACGAGTTCATCATCAAGCGCGTTGCGGCCATGTTTGGAGTCCAGCCCACGCAACTTGGGGTAATCCCTCGAACCGGACTGGGTGGCAAGGGCCAGCAAGAAGGCGAGCAGGACAACGCAGAACTCATGAGCAAGAAGCCGTTAGAGAAGTTCATCGCCGACTGCATCAACTCGCTCAACCGTCGATTCTTGGGTGGCACGTTTGGCACCGAGTTCGTGTTCTCAGACGAAGGCACCACAAAACAGCAACTTGACCAGGCCAAGGCGCTTCAGATGTCTCTCTACTCAGGTCAGAAAACCCTGAACGATGTCCAGGCCGAACTTGGCCAACCTCTGTACGATATGCCAGAAGCCGACGAGCCATTCATTGTGGCCGGTAACGCCATCACGTTCTTGAAGGGAATGTTG